AGCAGAAGCAGGGGTACTTTTCCAAAATGTCCGACAAAACAGTCAAATCAACAAATTTAATGGCATTTGTAGCCACAAAAATGTTAGAGAGACAAGAAGATTTAGACACATGCACTGAAATGCAAGTAGAAAAAATGAAAACGTCAACAAAAGCCAGGTTGAAAACAGAATCTTCTTTTGCACCTAGAACATGGGAAGATGCAATAAAAGATGGTGAGCTTCTATTCAACGGGACGATTCTGCAAGCAGAGTCTCCTACAATGACGCCAGCGTCCGTAGAAATGAAGGGGAAGAAATTTCCTATTGATTTTGCTCCAAGAAACATAGCACCAATTGGGCAAAATCCAATATATTTGTCACCATGTATTCCTAACTTTGATGGAAACGTCTGGGAAGCAACGATGTATCATCATCGTGGAGCAACTTTGACAAAGACAATGAATTGCAACTGTTTTCAAAGAACAATTTGGTGCCATCCAAATCCTTCACGTATGAGATTGAGCTATGCATTTGTTTTGTATTGCAGAAATACTAAGAAGATCTGTGGATACCTCATCGCTAGACAAGTGGCCGGAATTGAAACAGGAATTAGAAAATGTTTCAGATGCATTAAAAGCGGATTCGTTATGGCTACCGATGAAATCTCTCTCACTATACTCCAAAGTATCAAATCAGGAGCCCAGCTCGATCCCTATTGGGGAAATGAAACACCAGATATTGACAAGACTGAAGCTTATATGCTCTCGCTTAGAGAAGCTGGACCTTAACCTGAGCAAAGCAGTCTTAGGAATCCAAAATTCTGAAGATCTTATTTTGATCATATATAACAGAGATGTTTGTAAAAACACTATATTAATGATAAAATCTTTGTGTAATTCACTTATATAATTGTTTTAAGTTGTTATTCCAAAGTTAAAAAACCCCTTGCTCCTGCT